CGCAACATCTACTGCCTCTCCAAACGGTATTGGTGTTGGCGCTACTGATGTGACCATCATTGCCACCCTGCGCCCCACCGTTGCCAACGTGACTGTCGGTACTGTTCAGTACACCATTGTCTACGCAGTGGCAGACTCTACCGGCGCACAATCTCCTTCTGGTTCACAGCAATAATTGATCTTGGGGGCTTCGGCCCCCGCTTCTTAAAGGATTGATTATGGCAATGCAAACAGACGTAAAAGCCGCCCACTTAAACGTAAGTGGCATAGCGGTCAGTGGAAAAAACCGTCTTAAAGGTCTTATTTATACCAGCGGAACTTCTGCTGGGACAATTAACATCTGGGATACGGTTACAACCCCTACGGCCATCACTTCTTACACTCGCACTGCGGCAGTTATAACGGTCACTTTAGCATCGCACGGTTTAGTTACCGGTGATGTTATTGGACTAGCTTTTGCCTCTGGCACGGGCGGGTATGGAACAAACGGCAACTATGTCGTTACTGTTTTAACTTCTAGCACCTACACGGTGACTGACATTAACTCAGGAACTATTACCTCTGGTACAGGTGGAACGCAAACTGCATCTGGTGGGCGTTGGATATTCTCCCTGGATACAGCGGCAACAACTACCTCTGGTCAGGCAGCTACCTCAAGCATTTTGATGCCCGGTGAAGGCATAAAAGTTAATACAGGTATTTATTGCCAACTGGGAACCGCAGGAACAAACCAAAACGGTGTTACGGTGTTCTATGGCTGATAGAAGCTTCAACTTGGTGGGACGCAAGCTTATGATTGCGATCCCCTGCTATGACGGTAAGGTCAACATCAAGACCTGTTTTGCCATAGCTCAACTCGTCCCCAAGTTGGACAAGATGGGTGTCCAGATTCATCTGGTTCACCTGTCTGGCTGCTCAATCATCACCAAGGCCCGCAACAAGTTGGTGATGAACTTTATGGACTCTGACTGCACCGATCTGCTGTTTGTAGACGCTGATGTGGTCATCAATGTTGAGGCTGTGACCCGCCTGCTGGCTCTGTCTACGGACAAAGACATTGTGGCTGGTACGTACCCCCGCAGGGCAGCAGATGCCAAGTTTTTCCTTGATTTCTATCTGGATGAACACAACCAGTTGGAGTTTGACGAGAACGGCCTAATGCGGGTTGAGAGCGTGGCCACTGGGTTCATGCTCATTCGCCGCCATGTCATTGAGTCCCTGATCGAAGCCCACCCTGAGTGGAAGTACAAAGGCGACGGCGACGGCGCAGATGAGTACGCTGTGTTTGACTTCGCCATCGTGGACGGCAACTACATTGGCGAGGATTACCTGTTCTGCCGCAGGGCAAGAGAACACGGGTACAAGATTTACCTCGACCCTATGATCAGCTTGCCGCATATCGGCACACAAGAATTCACCCGTAACTTTGAGCAAGACGCTTTGCAACCACTCCTCAAGGAGCATGCAAAACCGCACTTGAAAGTGGCAAATGGCTAAGTCACCAGCATGGACTCGCAAAGAAGGCAAGAACCCCAAAGGCGGATTGAACGCCAAGGGCCGAGCCTCTGCGAAAAAACAAGGCATGAACCTGAAGCCCCCTCAACCCGAGGGCGGCAGCAGGCGCGACTCTTTTTGCGCCCGTATGGAAGGGATGAAGTCAAAGCTGACCAGCCCCAAGACGGCCAAAGACCCGGATTCACGGATTAACAAAAGCCTGCGGGCTTGGAAATGCTGACATGAACCACGACGTAAAAACAATGACTGATGGCGCTGCCATAGTAATGGGCCTTGGTGGCTTCTTAGGATGGATGACGCCCGTGGTAGCACTCATTGGCGGCGTGCTGACCATTGTGTGGATGGTTATTCGCATCTGGGAAACTGATACCGTACAACGGTGGGCATATCAAGATGCCGTCAACCGCAAGAAAGCCGACGATGAAGACAAAAAAGTTTGATGCTGGTGGCTTGACTGGTGGCGGGGCCAAAGGTGCTCTGGATCAGGTTGGCCAGTCTTTGGACCAAATCAGCAATGCGCTCAATGGCGGGCAGAAATCATCTTTTGGTTTTGCCCCAAACGCGTCGCCTGGATTGCCCGGCCCCAACACATCACCGGGACTGCCTACCGCAACTGAGGCAATGAACAAACTGTCTCCGGGGAGCACCTTTAAAAAGGGCGGCAAGGTGGCGTCTGCCTCCAAGCGCGGCGATGGTATTGCCCAGCGCGGTAAGACGCGTGGAAAGTACATGTAATGCCCAGCAGCAGCGCCAAGCAGCACAAGTTCATGGAGGCGGTGGCCCACAATCCATCGTTCGCCAAGAAAGCAGGAGTCCCACAGTCCGTGGGCAAAGATTTCAGCAACGCCGACAAAGGCAAAACATTTTCAAGAGGTGGTGATATGGCAGGCAAAATGAACCCCGGTTTTATGGCCATGATGGCCAAGAAAAAAGGCATGCAAGAAGGCTCTAAAGCCGACATGATGTCTGACAAAAAGCAGATGATGGGTATGAAAAAGGGCGGCTTCACCCGCGCGGCTGACGGCATTGCTCAAAAAGGCAAGACCAAAGCCAAACAGATCAAGATGACCAAGGGCGGCATGGCCTGCTAAGGACCACAGTATGAAAGCCAGCCGGGGGATGGGGGCTATCCTGCCCTCCAAAATGCCTAAAGGCGTCCGCAAGGCACGCCGGGACGACACCGACTTCACTGAGTACGCCAAGGGCGGGCAGGTGTGGGACAAACCCAACCCGGCTAAAAAACACAAACCGTTGAGTTTGGCGCAGAAGGCGTTTGCCAAAGCCACGGCCAAGAAGTCTGGGCGTCCGTATCCTAACCTCGTCGATAACATGCGGGCAGCGAAAAAATGACCACGACCGGCGCTACATCGTTCAACCCTGACTTCACGGAGATTGCCGAGGAGGCGTGGGAGAGGGCTGGCCGAGAGATGCGTTCTGGCTACGACCTGCGCACTGCCCGCAGGTCCATGAACTTGATGACCATCGAGTGGGCCAATCGTGGTCTAAACATGTGGACGATTGAGGCTGGGTCTTTCCCGCTGGTGCAGGGATTGAATACTTATCCGCTGCCATTGGATACTATTGACCTGTTGGATCATGTGATCCGCACGGGCGGCAACAGCGCCACCACTCAAGCTGACTTGTCCATCACGCGTATTAGTGTTTCTACCTACGCCACAATCCCCAACAAGTTAACCCAAGCCCGGCCTATTCAGGTCTGGATTCAGCGTTTGTCTGGTGAAACCAGCACGACCACTTTGACGTTGGCAAGCACTATCACCAGCACAGCCACCACACTTACGTTAAGTTCTGTCGTAGGACTGGCATCATCTGGCTACATTAAGCTGGACGACGAGACTATGTACTATGGCTACATCTCCGGAAACACTTTGAATAGCGTGTTTCGCGGGCAAAACAACACTACAGCAGTGGGCCACACCGCCGCAACAGCCGTCTATGTGCCCCAGCTACCCGCTGTAACTGTGTGGCCGACCCCGGACGGGTCCACCTCCTATGAGTTTGTCTACTACCGCATGCGTCGTGTGCAAGATGCTGGTGCTGGTGTGGAGACTGCGGACATGAACTTCCGGTTCCTCCCAGCGGTGACTGCCGGGCTGGCCTACTACATTGCAATGAAGGTTCCCGAGTTGCAAGGACGCATGGAGATGCTTAAAGCGGTCTATGACGAACAGTTTGGCCTAGCCGCAGGGGAAGACCACGAGAAGGCAGCGTTGCGCCTTGTGCCAAGGCAGTCCTTCATTGGGGGGAGCACTCCGTAATGGGTAATCGGTTCTCCTCTGGCAAGTTTTCAATTGCCGAGTGCGATCGGTGCGGGCAGCGTTTTAAACTCAAACAACTTAAAAACGAGGTCATCAAGACCAAGTTGTTCCAGATCAAAGTGTGCCCAGAGTGCTGGGACCCAGACCAACCGCAGTTACAGTTGGGTATGTATCCGATAGATGACCCCCAAGCGGTGCGTCAACCCCGTCCGGACACGACCTATGTGACTTCGGGTATCAACGCGGGCGGGTTTCCGTCTGGCGGGTCAAGGGACATTCAGTGGGGTTGGAGGCCGGTGGGCGGGTCCAGCCTCTTTGATGTAGATTTAACGCCAAACTACTTGGTGGCAACGGCAAGTGTTGGTACAGTAACGGTAAGCGTAACTTAGGAGCAGACATGGACAAGAAAGACACAGCACAAGACAAGGCTATGATAAAAAAAGCCTTTAAACAGCACGATGCCCAAGAGCACAAAGGCGGTAAAGGTACTTCCTTGAAACTCAAAAAAGGTGGACCCACCAGCATGGACCGTAAAACATACGGCAAAAATTTGTCTCGCGCAATGAACCAGAAATCTGGGAGCAAATGATGGGTAAATTCAGCAAAAAAATGATGGGTAAAGAAGTCGGCTCTGCCAGCGTCTACGCTCAACCGCACACCATGGACGGCAAGCCCGGCGTGGCTATGCGCCCCAAAGCAGCCATGCCTCGTAAAGCCGACTGGACTCCCATGGACGGCGTGAGCATCGGTAACAACGATGAAGTCAAGACCAGCGGCATAAAGATGCGCGGTACTGGCGCGGCCACCAAAGGTGTGATGTCCAGAGGCCCAATGGGTTGATGTAACCATGGCAATGACTTATGCCCAGCTTGTAGTCGCTGTCAGCGATTATTGTGAAAACACGTTCAACACCACGGACATGAACACAATGATCAAGCAGGCGGAGCAGCGCATCTACAACACGGTCCAGATTGCAAACTTGCGCAAGAACGTGACCGGAACGCTCACGGCTAGTAATAAGTATTTGTCGTGTCCAAATGATTTCTTGTCTGTGTATTCGCTGGCTATCTATCCAAGCGGCGGGGGAAGTTACATCTACTTGCTCAACAAAGATGTGAACTTTATGCGGGATGCGTATCCCAATCCTGCTACAACCGGCACGCCCAAGCACTATGCAATATTTGGCCCCGTAACTAATTTGGATACCGAACTGTCCTTTATTCTTGGGCCAACACCAAACAGTGCCTACGGCGCTGAGCTGCATTACTACTATTACCCAGAGTCCATCGTAACGGCCTCGACCACTTGGTTGGGGGACAACTTTGATTCTGCTCTGCTGTATGGGACGCTGCTTGAAGCCATCACCTACATGAAGGGCGAGAAGGATTTGGTTGAACTCTATCAAGCGCAGTATTTGCAGGCAATCACGCTGCTCAAGAACTTGGGTGATGGCAAGCAACGCATGGATGCGTATCGGGATGGGCAGACTAGGATCAAGGTAAGCTGATGTCCATTGTCCAAACTCAAACCACCAGCTTTAAAGCACAGCTTTATCAGGGCATCCACGACTTGACCACGGATGTGATCAAGATCGCCCTGTACACAGCCAACGTTAATCTAAACGAAGACACCACCGTCTACAGCAGCGTCAATGAAGTGGTGGCCACAGGATACACGGCGGGCGGGGCAACAATGACCGGGATTACCATCAGCACATCTGGGTCTACGGCTTACGTTGGGTTTGCCAATGTATCTTGGACAGCGGCTCTGACGGCTCGGTGTGCTTTGATATACAACTCAACCCAGGGCAACAAGTCGGTGGCCGTGCTGGATTTTGGGTCTGACAAGACATCAGTCACCACGTTCCTAATTACAATGCCAGCCAACACATCAACCACAGCACTAATCAGGAGTGTTTGATGCCCAGGGGTTTTTCCGCTATCATGTCTCAAACCACTGCGTAAAGCAGTTTTCTTTAAGGGGTTTTAAATGTTTAATGAACAAGCACAGTCACAAGACTTTGTAGGGGCGGCAATAGCCACGGCCAAGCGCATAGAGGATGGGGCAGCCGCAAAAGGCTACTTTACCCTTCAATGCCTAGACAAAGACGGGAAACTAAAGTGGGAAGACACAGCTCCTAATTTGGTAGTAAACGTCGGCCTACAGGACATGAACGCCAATTATTTTAAAGGCTCCGCTTACACGGCTGCTTGGTACATTGGTCTATATGGCGCTGGGGCATCTAATACGCCTGCCGCTGGCGATACCGCAGCATCACACGCTGGCTGGACTGAAGTTGTCCCATACAGCAATGCGACCCGCCCAGCAGCAACATTTGGTACCGCTACAACAGCCAACCCATCTGTTCAAACTAACTCTGCCTCCCCTGCTTCATTTACGATCAACGCAACGTCTACAGTCGGTGGTGCGTTTTTGATCAGTAACAGCACCAAGTCTGGTACTACCGGAATTTTGTTCTCTGCATCGGACTTCACATCCCCCGGCGACCGCGCGGTTGTGTCTGGTGACACATTGAACGTGACCTACACATTCAGCTTGACCGCAACTTAATTAGGAGTTTAATCATGGCAACAACTTTCACAAAAGGCCAAGCCGTTAAAGTGCTGGCGGTAACCCCACAAGGCCCCGTACAGGCTCTACGCATGGATGAAGACGGCAATGTCTCTTATCTGGTGGAGTGGACTGATGCTGATGGCAATGCCCAACAGCGTTGGTTCGATGAGGCGCAGCTAGAAGCAGCCTAAACTGGCGTTTAGTTAAGCGGCTGGCTAGTGTCTTTTGGCGCTGCCCAGCCGTTTTGTTTTGGGGATAGACATGATTAAAATTGACTTTTCTTTTTCAAGCCAATACGGCACGTTTTCTGATGCCTTGCATTTGCCTGACGATCACGGGCTAACGGCAGAAGAAATAACTGCCATGCAACAGCAACGATACGACAACTGGCTTGCTGTAATAACTGCGCCGCCATCTGAAGAAACTCCCACTGAGGAGGTCTAATGGCTGACCGCTATTGGGTAGGTGGCACTGGTGCGTGGAGTAGCACAAGCACCGCAAACTGGTCTGCCGCGACTGGCTTGTCTTTTACTGCTACTTGCACTGGTACTGCTTTAACGACTACTGGATCACCCGCACTTGTGGCGGGAATGACTGTATGGTCAAGCACTCATGTCTCACTTGGCACAATTGTCAGCGGTTCAGTTAATACGTGGGTTGTATCTGTTGGTGGCACTTACGCATCGCAAAGCATGAGCGCGGCGACTGTTGGCGCGTCTGTACCAACAGCGGCAGACTCTGTATTTTTTGATGCTAATTCAAATAGTGGCACAGCGGCATTTACAGTTACCATGTCGGTTACGCCAAGACTGTGTAATGACTTCACAGCGTCAGGTTTAGATGGAACAATGACGCTTGCGGGTTCTGCTATTGGATTAACAGTATCAGGTAGTCTGACATTTCAAGCCACAAATTTTAGCCGTGCATATACAGGAACTACTACATTTAATGCAACAACAACAGGCAAAACTGTAACCACCAATGGTGTTGCTTTTGGTTCGGTGGTTACGTTTGATGGTGTTGGCGGTGGTTGGACTTTGGGTTCTGCGTTTAGTTGCGGCACTAGCGACTTAACAGTTACCAACGGCACATTTGATACTTCAGTAAGTAATTATTCTGTTACTGCTGGTCGTTTATTTTCAAATAACGCTAACTTAAGAACGATAAATTTAAACGGATCAACTGTTACTGTATCTAGTACTAGCCCTGTTACACTTACTACGTTAACAAATCTTACATTTAATGCTGGCACTTCTCAAATAACTATAACCAGTGCTTTTCCTGTTTTTGCTGGTGCCGGGTTAACTTATTACAACGTATCTTTTACATCGACAACAACTCAACCATTAATCACAGGCGCAAACACGTTTAATAATTTATCCATAACCGGTAGAACAACTGTTGGTATTGGCGTAGTAAGTATTTATGCAAATCAAATAATCAACGGCACATTTACAGTTAGTGCGGGTACTGCTTCTGCATACCGCATACAAATTTCTTCTGACACTTTTAACACTACTCGCACATTAACTTGTGCGGCTGTATCTTTAACAGACGTAGACTTTAGAGATATAACTATTGCCGGTGCGGCATCGCCTGCATCTGGAACAAGACTTGGCGATGGCAAAGGCAATAGTGGTATTACTTTTGATGCGGCTAAGACTGTTTACTATCGTGCATTTGTTTCTGCGGGTTGGGGTGGTACTGGTGGTGGTCTTTGGTCTGCTACATCAGGCGGTGCAGTAGACGGAACCATGTTCCCATTAGCACAAGACACTGCTGTATTTCCTGCGGCTACATATCCCGCATCTGGTTCAACGACGACTATCAATGATAATTACAACATTGGCACAATAGATATGTCGCTCAGAACGTCAAATACGATGACGTTGGCAACAGGAACGACTACACCATTTATTTATGGAAATTGGATTAACGGTACAGGAATAACATTATCGGGTACAGGTACACTCACGTTTGCAGGACGTACAACACAAACAATCACAAGTTCTGCAAAAACATTTACTCAACCTATAACAGTTAACAGCCCAGGCGGTTCGGTTACTTTGCAAGATGCATTAAATATTGGCAATAATACTTTAACGCTTACAAATGGAACCTTTGATACCTCATCATCTGGAAATTATGCTGTAACTGCTACTGGTCTATCTTCCAGCAACTCAAACGTAAGAACAATTAATTTAAACGGATCAACTGTTACTGTATCATCTAATACCCCGGTTACATTTACTACGTCAGTAAACCTTACATTTAATGCAGGAACATCAACAATAAATAACTCTGGCACAACGCTAACATTTTCTGGTGCCGGGTTAACTTATTACAACGTAGCGTTTACATCTGCCGCAAAAACTATCACAGCAATAACAGGCGCAAATACATTTAATAATCTATCTATAACAGGTCAGACTTCTGTTGGTCTTGCTCAATTAAGTATTAGCGCAAACCAAACAATCAACGGCACATTTACAGTTAGTGCAGGTACTGCATCTGCATACCGCATAGCAGTTTTCTCTAATACCTTTAACACTCCACGCACATTAACTTGTGCGGCAGTATCTTTAACTGATGTTGATTTTAGAGATATAACTATTGCAGGTGCGGCATCCCCTGCTACTGGAACAAGAATTGGAAATGCTAAAGGCAATAGTGGCATTACTTTTGATGCGGCTAAAACTGTTTATTACGGGCAAACAGGTTCTGCTAATTGGGCGGCTACAGGTTCAGGTTCTTGGTCTGCTACATCAGGTGGTGCATTAGACGGAACCATGTTTCCATTACCTCAAGATGCCGCCATATTCCCCGCAGCTACATATCCCGCATCAGGTTCAATAACAACAATCAACGGTGCATTGTTTATTGGCACAATAGATATGTCATTAAGAACGTCAAACACCATGACGTTGACAAATGGAACTAACGCTTGTTCAATTTTTGGTAATTGGATTAATGGTACTGGCATTACATTGGCGGGTACTGGTTTGCTGTTTTTTTATGGACAAATAACACAACAAATCACAAGTTCTGCAAAAACATTTACTCAGCCTATTACAATTAATAGTGTAGGTGGAACTTTTCAATTGCAAGATGCTTTGACAACAGGCACGGGCGTAACAACAACGCTAACCAACGGCACGTTAGACTTGCAGTCATACACGTTAAGCACAGGTTTATTTGACTCTAACAACTCAAACACAAGAACCATTGCTTTTGGCACAGGTCAAATATCTTGTACTGGTACAGGTACTGTGTGGACTTCGGCAACAGCTACAGGACTAACTACAACAGGCACTCAAGTTGTTAACGTCACAAGTACAGGCTCTACTGCTATTACAGTTAACTCTGGTGCATTATCAGAAGCCAATTCCATCAGTTATAACTTACTGGCGGAACTTATTCGCTTGGGTTTTTAGGAGGAAGCGGCTACACAGCAAGAAACGTAAACTTTACTGGTTATGCGGGAACATGGGGGACGACATCTACAGGGGTGATCTATGGCAACCTAACGCTTGCCTCAGGCATGACGCTTTCTTCTAGCATTTCCACTCTTTCTTTTAGAGCGACAAGCGGTACGCAAACAATTACCAGCAATGCCAAGACAATGAATTTTCCTATTACGTTTAACGGCGTTGGTGGAACATTTAAACTTCAAGATGCACTAACAACGGGTGGTAATGGAATCATTACATTAACAAACGGCACGTTAGATTTAAATGGTAAAACCTGTACTCTTGGATGGGATTTTACAACCGGAGCAGGAACCAAAAATTTAACCTTTAATGGCGGGACATTAGTATGCACGAGTTCAGCGAGTACATTTAACAACGCCGCACCTACAGGATTTACCACAACAGCAGGAACAGGTACAGGCACAATTTCAATGACTGCCGCAATCGCTAAGACATTTGTGGGCGGTGGTTCTACGTTTGATTGCACACTCAACCAAGGTGGTGCTGGTGCATTGACCATCACAGGCTCAAACACATTCAGCAATATTACCAATACTGTTCAACCAGCATCTATCTTATTTACGGCAGGGACAACCAGCACGTTCAGCAACTTCAGCCTGTCAGGAACTGCTGGAAACTTGATAACAATTGGCTCAGTCACTGCCGCAATCCATACGCTATCAAAGGCAAGCGGTACTGTGAGTTCAGACTATCTGTCAATCAGTCAATCTACAGCTACTGGCGGGGCAGATTGGTATGCAGGGGCAAACTCCACAGATGGGGGCAACAACTCTGGGTGGACATTTGCAGCGGCCCCTGGCGGTAATACTTATAACGTATATATTGAAGAAACTTCTTCTGGTGTAGATAGTGTTGTTGGGTATGCAATTTTTTACTCGGCTGTACAAGCGCTTGCGTCCGGAGTGGATCAGGCTGGTGCCGCATCAATATATCCCGGAAACATCATAGAGACCGCTTCAGGGCTAGACGCAGCAAGCACTACGTTCTCCGCAGGAGCTAGTGTTTCTGAAACGGCAAGCGGTGTTGACCAAGTAAATACAAACTTTACCGTTAATGCAGCCGCAACAGAAACATCTAGCGGCATTGATTCTGCATCTTCTGTGGCGGTATTTAAAGCCGCAGTATCCGAAGCAAGTAGTGGACTGGATGACATTAGCGCTTTACAAACATTTGCCACCAATGTTGCGGAGACGGGATCGGGGTCCGATCAAATAAACGCTGCCCAGACCTTTATTACTTCCATTACCGAAACCGCCTCTGGGGTAGATCAGGCAAGTACTAGTTTTACAGTTAACTCCAATACCTCAGAAGCAGCATCTGGAGTTGATTCCGCATCTTCAGTTGCAGTATTTATAACAAATATTAATGAGGCCGGTTCCGGGGTTGATGCTGCAAGTACCAAACAAGTATTTGCCACCAATATTGCGGAGGCAAGCTCTGGCTTAGACCAGATAAACGCCGCTCAAACTTTTGCCACCGACGTTGCCGAGGCGGGTTCTGGAGTAGATCAGGTAGATGCGTCTCAGGGCTTTGCATCTAATATTTCTGAGGCTGGGTCTGGAGCAGACCAAGTAGTCACTAATTTCACTGTCAACTCTGATGTTTTGGAAACCGCATCAGGAGTTGATACCATATCTTCTTTTGCAATATTCCCGACAAGTATTGATGAGGCAGCGTCTGGGATTGATAGCATTTCTTCTGCACAGACATTTGCCACCAATGTTGCGGAAACAGGCTCCGGCCTAGACCAGATAGATGGCGCTCAAACATTTGCCACCAATGTTGCGGAGACAGGATCGGGCTTAGATCAAATAGACGCTGCCCAGACCTTTATTATTTCTATTTCTGAAACAGCCTCTGGCTTAGATGAGGATTCAGTTGCTGCCAGCACCTTTAACGCCTATTCCGCTGAAGCCGCATCCGGCATAGATAGCGTATCTAGCAGTGCGGCATTTGGAAGTGATATTAGTGAAGCTGGTTCTGGGATTGATAGCGTTTCTTCTGCACAAACATTTGTAACAGATGTTTCTGAAACAAGCTCTGGTTTAGATCAAATAGACGCTTCCCAGACCTTTATTACTTCTATTTCTGAAACAGCATCTGGCTTAGATGAGGATTCAGTTGCTGCCAGCACCTTTAATGCATATGCAGTTGAAACAGCGTCTGGGGTGGACTCCGACTCGGTGGCGGCAAGTTTCAACGCCTATTCTGCTGAATCCGCTTCTGGCATAGATGCCATAAGTGCCAAACAAGTGTTTGGGAGCGATGTTGCTGAAACTGCGTCGGGGGTAGACGCCGCAAGTGCTAAACAGACATTTGCCACGGTCATAGATGAAACTGCGTCGGGGATAGACGCTCCCTCAG